ATGAGTTTCTTTCACGGCATCACCACCTCGCTGATCGACACCGGCGCGCGCACCATCACGCTCCCGTCGTCCTCGATCATCGGCCTATGCGACACCTTCACCCCGGGCATTCTTGGCGGCGGTAATGCCAAGGCTGGCGAGCTGAAGCTGATCACGTCCGAGCGCGAAGCCATTGCAGCGTTCGGATCTGACTCGGCGATCACCCGCGCTTGCCAGGCGATCTATGTACGGGCCAAGGCTGTAATCGTCGCCATTGGTGTTCCTAAGCTCGCTGACGCCGCGCTGCAAACGTCAGCCATCATTGGTGGCGTTCTGGCAGATGGGCAGCGCACGGGCCTTCAGGCGCTACTGGACGGCAAGAGCCGGCATAACGCCCAGCCCAAGCTGTTGATCGCCCCGGGGCACTCGGCCACGCAGGCGGTGGCCACCGCCATGGATGCCCTGGCCGGCAAGCTGCGCGCGATTGCCATTGTCGATGGCCCGAACACCACCGACGAGGCCGCTATGGCCTACGCGCTGAACTTCGGCAGTAAGCGCATCTATCTGGTGGATCCGGGTGTGCAGTTCTGGAGCACTGTCGATAGCGCGACCGTGGATGCCCCAGCCTCGGCCTGGGTGGCGGGCTTGTTTGCCTGGACCGATGCCGAGTACGGCTACTGGGCGTCGCCATCGAACAAAGAGTTCGTAGGCATCACCGGTACCACCCGGCCGGTGGAGTACTTGGACGGCGACGCAACGTGCCGGGCCAACCTGCTCAATAACGCGAACATCACCACGATCATCCGTGACGGCGGCTACCGCCTGTGGGGTAACCGCACTTGTTCGGCTGATGCCAAGTGGTCGTTCGTCACCCGTGTGCGTACCTGCGACATCCTCATGGATGCGATCCAGGCTGGCCACAAGTGGGCGGTAGACCGCTCGATCACGAAAACCTATGTGTCTGACGTGACTGAAGGGCTCCAATCCTTCATGCGCGATCAGAAGAACGCCGGCGCGGTGATCAACTTCGAAGTCTATGCAGACACCGAGATGAACACGGCCAGCCAAATCGAGCAGGGCAAAGTCTTCTGGCGCATTCGCTTCACCGACGTGCCGCCGGCAGAAAACCCGAATTTCCTGATCGAGGTCACCAACGAGTGGCTGACCGAAGTACTTGAAGCAGCCTAAGGGGGCCGAGCAATGATTCCTGAAATGTTGACCAACTGCGTCATGTTCGTTGATGGCGTGAGCTTTTCCGGTGACGTGCCGTCCATGACGCTGCCCAAGCTGGCGACCAAATCCGAGGAATACCGGGGCGGCGGTATGAGTGGCCCCGTCGACCTGCCCACCGGCCTGGAAAAGCTGGAAGCGGCATGGACCACAAATGGCGTGCGCAAAGAGTCGCTGAAGTTTTTCGGTCTGGCGGATCAAACGGCTTGCAACGCCGTTTTTCGTGCATCGTTCAAGGGCCAGAAAGGAACCGTCAAGGCGGTAACTGTGACGCTGCGCGGGTCGCTCAAAGAAGTGGATATGGGCGATTGGAAGCCAGGCGATAAATCCGAAATCAAGCACGGCATGGCAGTCACCTATTACAAGCTCGAAATCGACGGGCGTGTGATGTACGAAATCGACTTTGCCAACATGGTGCAGGTGATCAACGGTGTTGATCAGTTGGCCGCTGAGCGTTCGGCCCTGGGCCTTTAAGGATTGATGACATGACCAACGTATCTCTCGCTGCACCGCTTCCGTCCTGGCTGGTCCTGAGCGACGACGGCGTTACCGTAACGCTCAAGCACAAGGCCAACCTCAATGGGGTCGTGACCGATAAGCTGATGATGCGCGCGCCCAGCGTAAAGGATGTTATGGCCGCCAAAATCGCCGGCAATGGTGACCATGAAAAGGTGGAGTTGAACTTGTTTTGCAGCCTGCTCACGGCTACTGAGGCCGAACTCACGGCCCTCAAATACAAGGACTACATGCGCCTTCAGGCGGGCTATTTTCGCCTGGTTGAAGAAGACGACGTGTAGCGAGGGCACGCTTAAGGTGCTGGCCAAGCGCTTAGCAAAAGAGACGGGTTTTTCTTCTGCCGAGATCCTGGCCATGCCCTTTAACGTGATGGTGTGGTGGCTCACGGATTGAGCCGCTGTTGATCTTCCCGACGTATAGGGCGCGCACATGGCAAACAAACTTGCTCTCGGCCTGGTCATTGGCGGGGCCGTCAGCTCGACGGTAGGGGCGGCGTTCAAGGACGTCAGCAACAAAATCAAGAAGCTGGAGGAACAAGGTTCCCGGGCGCGGGTGCTGGAAAAGACGATCGGCGAAACCATGCGCTTGCGCGATGAGTGGCGCAAAGCGCACATGGCCGGCGACAAGGGCGCCGAAGCTCTGCGGCGCAAGTTGGAGAACAATCTGGATGGCCTGCGTAAGCAGGGCGTGGAAGTGCGCAACCTGACTAAGGCTTACGCGGCCATGGGGCTGGCGGCAACTAGGGCTGAGCTTAAAGCCAAGGGCCATAAGCAGCTCGATGCTGGTAAGCAGCAGATGAAAAGCAGCATTGGCCAGGCGGCGGCCGCCATGGCAGCAATGGCCGTTCCCACGAAAGTGAGCGCGGACTTCGGCGCGATCATTCGTGACATTGCGATCAAGGCGAACATTGCCAACAAGCCCGAAGAGGCGCAGATGGCCAAGACGATTATTGGCACGTCGCGCGATACCGGCATGGCCCGCAATCAGGTGGCCGAGGTGGTCAACGCTCTGGTGGGGGCCGGCATGGAGCTGGATAAGGCCCTGTCATACGCACCTGTCGCGGCCAAGTTTGCCGTGGGCCAGGGTTCGGACGGTGGCGAAACGGCCCGCATGATCAACGCCCTGGGGCAGAACGCCAAAATCTCCGACCCCGCCGTGATGCAAAAGGCGCTGGAGGCCATCGCCTATCAGGGCCAGGCGGGCAGTTTTGAAGCGGCCGACATGGCCCGTTGGTTCCCCGAGTTGCTGGCCGGCATGGGCAAGATCGGCATTACTGGCATGGATGCAGTAACGCAACTGGGCTCAATGCTTCAGGTGCAAATGAAGACCGCCGGCGGCGCTGATGAAGCAGCCAACAACCTCAAGAACTGGATGGAGAAAATCGGTTCTGGCGATACGGTCAAAGCCTACAAGGACGCCGGGATTGACTACCAAGGGTCGATGAATACCGGCCTGCAGAATGGTAAATCCACCCTTGAATCCAGCTTTGAGCTGGCACAGAAGTACATTGCGGCAACGGATCCGAAGAAGGCCGCCGCCATGGCGGCCGCTACAGCGAAGATCAGTAAGGAGACTGACCCCGAGAAAGCCAAGGCCATGATTGCGTCCCTGGAGCAGGCTTTGCGTACCGGGGATCTGTTCGCGGACATGCAGGTTAAGGGCGCTTTGACGGCCTACATGCAGAACAAAGAACTGTACGCCCAGCTCAAGAAAGACTCGGCCAGTGCCACCGGGATCCTTGATAAGAACCTTGAGGAGCGCCGGCAGGCGTCGTCTCAGAAATGGGCAGAAATGGCCCAGGGCATGGACGAAGCCATGCGCGCCATTGGTGACGCATTTCGGCCGGTCACTGACAAAGTGGCGGATGGGTTGGCTTATGTTACCCAGGGGTTGGCCAAACTTTCGGACGAGTCGCCCCGGGTTGTGACGGGGATCGGCGCCGCTGTCGCGGCGGTGATCGCGTTTCAGACCGCTATGAGCGGATTCAAGATCGCCAAGGGGCTGCTCAACATTGGGCGCGGTTCGCTGATGGGTAATCCGAACATCCCGCAAAAAGTCATTGTCACCAACATGCCCGTTGGCGGATCTGGTGGCATGGATTTGGGGGGCGTCGATGACGCTGGCGGCAAGGATGGAAAAGGTAAGGGCAAGGGCGGCGGCCGTGGTGGCCGAAGCCCCGGGCGTGGCATTGGAGCAGGCCTGAAGGGGCCGGCAGTATTGGCCGTGATAGAGGCCGGTTTTAAGGTCAAAGACACTTACGACAACGCTGAAACCCAGGACGAAAAAGCCGAAGGCTATGGCGCGGCGGCTGGCGGACTTGCTGGCACGCTCGCCGGTGCGGCGGCTGGTGCGGCCATTGGTTCAGCGGTGCCGGTAATTGGCACCATCCTGGGCGGCCTGATTGGTGGCTATCTGGGGAGCTTGGGTGGTGATGCCCTGGGCGGTGCCATCGGCAAGTCGATGTTTGGCTCTGACGAAAGCAAGAAGGTCATGCCCGTGGCCGGTCCGTTGATGATGAAGGATGCCGGCAAGGACATTCCGCCAGTGCTGGGGGATATCGCCAAGTCGTTTGCGCCTTCGCGCACCGGGCCGCTGATGCTGAACAACCCAGGTCAAGGTGCTTTGCCGGCAACGCCTGGCACTGTTAACCCGGGTGATGTTGCGCGGTCCATGATGATGCCACAAGCCAATGCCGACGCGGTTGCTGCGCCACTTGCGGCGGCCGTGGTTGCGAAGGTGCAGCCGGCTAAGTTCGAGACCAAGGTGGATATTCACGCGCCTATCACGCTGACGGTGCAAGGCGATGTGAAGGATCCAAACGAGATCATTGCCCAGTTGCGGCCGCTGATGGAGCAGCAGCAACGGGAAATCGCCCAGCAGCTCGAAAACCGCAAGCTCTACGACGCGCCGCATCTCTAAGGGGGGAGCATGGAATCACTGGCACAGCTACAGTCCGGCCTGAAGTATCTGGCCTCGGCCGGCGAAGCGGGCCGGCGCAGTATCGATGGCATGATGGGACCGGTAAATGGTGCGATCAGCGAAATTACTGGGGCCGCCAATGAACTGGAGGATCTGCCGTTTATTGGCCCGGCCGTGGGGGCAAAGCTTCAGCGAGTAATGCGTTGCATTGCGACCGCCCAGGCCAAGGTTGGCCAGGTGGTGGCCACCTACAACCGTGCCACGCGTGCCCTGTCGCAGATTGACGAGCGCCTGGGTACCTTGAAAGAGCAGGCCGGCCGGGCGGCTACCGCGATCAACAAGATCGCCGGCAAGATTGACCCGTCACTGGCCAACATCCTGCCCACCGGTGCGTTTGCCACGGACGCAACGCCGGCGAAAGAGGCTGTGAAGCCTTTCCCCCATCTGCTGATCATTCAGCCGCTGGACCCGAAGGCGCAGCCGTATTACTTCAACCTTGATACGGCGGCCTTTGACTCATTGCGCCGCTCGACAGCGTATCGCTGGGCCTCGCAAGAGCGCCTGACGCGCCGGTCGGCCCAGCAGGCCGTAGGCATGGGTGACGAGAAAATCACCCTCAAGGGCGATATTTTCCCGGGCTATCGGGGCGGCCTAGGACAGCTAAACACGTTGCGTTCGATAGGCTCCCAGCTCAAGCCGGTAACCCTGACCACGGGCTATGGTGTTGTGCTGGGCACCTGGTGCCTCACGAACATTGACGAAGACCAAAGCGCGCTGATGCAGGGTGGTATCCCCCGCAAACAGGCCTTTACCTTGGAGTTTGTGCGCTATGGCGACGACATGCAGAACATCTGACGGGGATCTGCTCGATACCATTTGCCATAACTTCTATGGCCATCTGGTGGGCAGTGTTGAGGCGGTACTTGCGGCCAATCAGGGCCTGGCGGATGAGGATCAGCCTTACCGTGCCGGCGTGCTGATTGTCTTGCCGGATCTGCCAGGCCCTGTGGATGAGCAAGTGGCCCTGTGGGATTGATTCAGTTCTATCGGCTGCGCCCTTGTTCCGTTATGCGGAACGCCCCCTTTCCCTAAAGCCCGCCCCGTGCGGGTTTTTTATTGGCCAATGCCCTATGACTCCCCAATTTAGAATTGTCGCGAACGGTTCCGACATCACGTCGCTGATTAACGATCGGCTTTTGCTGTTGCGCACCACCGACAAGCCCGGCATGGAGTCGGACGAGTTTGAGTTGCGCATTGATGATCGTGACGGCCTGGTAACGCTGCCCAAGCGCGGCGCCGGGATCGAGGTCTACCTGGGCTATGCGGAAACGTCCCTGGTGCGCCTGGGTCGTTATGTGGTCGATGAGATCGAGGTATCGGGTCCGCCGGACACCATCGTTATCCGGGGCAAGGCCAGCGACATGCGCGGCACTGGCAAGTCGATCCGTAGCGGTAGCTGGGAAGACGTGCCGCTGTCGAAAATCGTTTCTGATATCGCGGCGCGCAATGGCTGGACGCCGGCCTGCACCATCGCCACGAAAGTCGCCCGGGCTGACCAGCTCCACGAATCTGACTTCAGCTTTGTCACGCGCCTGGCCAAGCAATACGACTGCACCGCCAAGGTGGGCGACGGCAAACTGATGGTGATACAGCGCCAGGCGGGGCTGAGTGCCAGCGGCAAGGTAATTGGCGTGATCACCCTCACGCGCAGCGACGTAAGCCGCTGGCAGTTCCGCCTTGGCGATCGTAACGCGCACAAGACTGTGGCGGCCAAACATCAGGACAAGAAGACAGGCAAGTTGTCGGTGGTATCTCTGGATAACGACGACGTGCCGGATGGCCTGCCGGCGGTGCACACCGATCGCCATATTCACCCGAACAGGACCGCCGCCGAGTCTGCGGCTAAAGCCCGTTTGGCGGCGTTCAACCGCTCCACGGCCGGCGTGCGTCTGGAAATGCCTGGGCGTACGGATCTGTTTGCTGAGCGCTCAATCAATGCCCAGGGCTTCAAGGTGGGGCTCGATGGCGAGTATTTGGTGGATTCAGTCGAGCAAACATTCACCCAAGCCGGCTGGTCCACCACCGTCGAGTGCAACGGCGGCAAAAAGGGCAAGGCTAAAGCCAAGGGCAAGAAAACGAAGAAAGACACGAAGCCCGTCAAGGTTGTAAGCCTGGCGTAGCGGCGCAACGCACGATCCATGTCTGCCGAGTGCGGACTACTCAAGTTAGGAGCTCGTATGGCTATTACCCAGCAGCAGTTGCTGCAAATTCTTCCCAACGCCCGCCAAGTCGCGGGCGTTTTTGTTCCTGTGTTGAACACGGCCATGAGCCGCTACGGGATCGTCAGCCAACTACGTGTCGCTGCATTCATCGCTCAGGTTGGGCATGAGTCGGCCCAGTTGCGCCATGTTCGTGAAATTTGGGGCCCAACGACGCAGCAAACCGGCTATGAGGGCCGGTCCGACCTGGGCAATACCGAGAAGGGGGATGGCTCCATGTACCGTGGGCGCGGCCTGATCCAAGTCACTGGCCGGGCGAACTACACCGCATGCGGCGAAGCACTGGGCCTCGACCTGATTGCACGCCCCGAGCTATTGGAGCTGCCACAGCACGCCACGATGTCGGCGGCGTGGTTCTGGTCAACCCGTGGGTTGAACACTTTGGCGGATCAGGGGCAGTTCGTGAAGATCACTCGGCGCATCAATGGTGGACTCACCGGGCAGGACGACCGGCAGGCGTTGTACGACAAGGCGCTGAAGGTGCTGGTATGACGCCAGTGCAGAATCTGGCTTGCGTGTTGGTGGCGATGGCGATTGCTTGTTTTTCGACATGGAAGGTGCAGGACTGGCGCTATGACGGAATCGTGGCCAGGCAGGCCAGTCTGTTCCAGGAAGATCTGAATCTGATCAGCGCGGCAGCTGCCAAGCAGGAAAAATACGTTACCGATAGGCGCTTGGCCCTGGAGCAACGACTGGTGGGCCAAGATCAACAACACTCCCTGGAGCTATCCAATGCCCAACGTAATCAGGCTGCTCTACGTGATCGCCTTGCCACTGCTGATGTGCGGCTGTCAGTCTTTCTCGACGCCTCGGATACAGCCACCAACAGCAACGTGCCTGCCACCCCCGGCACCGTCAGCGTGGTTCATGCAGCCCGTCGAGCCCAACTTGACCCAGCGCATGCTCAACGAATTATCGCCATCACCGACACCGGCGACCAAGGACTGATCGCGCTGCGGGCATGCCAGGCGTACGTCAGGACGATTGCGCCGACTTCTCCTCCATCAGCAGCCGCTGATTCTCCCTGAGCAGGTGGTGCCGCTGATCGGCAACCACGCCAAGGCTGCTGATCTTCCTGCCCATGTCGGAGTTTTCCAGGTTAAGCCTGGCGATATTGTCGAGTTCCTTCTTGAGTGCCAATTCGGCAGATGCTTTGCCGGTCGTCAACTCGTCGCACAGATGGACAAGGCCGGCGATGTTCGCTCGAGCTTTTCGGAGCATCGCCTGTGTTTGGGTTAGCTCGTCTTCCAGCAGTGAGCACTGGTGCTTGTTCATTTCCAGTGGCGCTGGGCAGCTGAGCCACGCCGAGGTGTCGTTGTCGATGCTCATGATTTGTAAACTCAAATACTGTATGTGTGAACAGTATTTGAGGCGTGTCGGATTTGGGGGTGGTGTTCGTCGGCAGGACGCCGTTGAGGGTGGATTCCTGTCTAATACTCCCTGGCTCTAAGCCGGTTTCATTGACTCTAAAGCCCCGAAAATAAAGGTAGAGTTTAGACAGCTAATCCTTGAAAGCCACGCGGAACGTAGCCTATGCATTGCTTAAGCCCATACTGCTCAATTACTCGCAGCTTAACGGGTATCTCGGACGTACCAGCCGATTATCTGGGCCTTTGTCGCATAGCGCTTGATCGCCTCGGAGTAAGCTTCTTTAAGCTCTGGAGACCGCTTATCAAGTGCATTTTCGATTGCTAGGATGACATCGCCCGAGTGGATCTCCAAGCCCAGTTCTTCGTATGCTTGCTTCAAAGCTCTGTGAAAGCGTTGATCATCGAGTATGTGTTCCGTGTGCCAAGTATCGACTCGGAGCCACGGACTCAGCAGTTCTTCTAGCCTTTCTATGTCCATAATCTTCCCCAAAATACATCAGTAAACGCCTGATAGCGTTGATTTGGTGGAGCTCGGTAAAGGTTGTTCTGAGATTCGTAAAAATTCTGAACTGGCTTGTTGTGGCCCGGTGCGAGCGGGCCAGCATCTCAAAGTGGCCGAACGATAGCACTCTAACCACCGGAATTTCCAGCACTGCGCCCCGGGGGGATTTTGGGGGAATAAATCCCCTAATGGTGTGGAACACTTTTTCGTATTATGTTTAAGTGATTGATTTTACTGAATTTTGAAAGATATGATCAACCCATCAAAGAGGCGGTGACCACCTACATGATACGTGCCTCTGAAAAGCTCCGCGCCCAGAACTCGCTTTGCAAGAAGGTTCGCGTGTGCATTCGCACCGGTATGTTCAACCCGGACGAGGCGAAGTATGCAAATGGGGTGGTGGTGGACATGCCGTATCCAACGAATGACGTTCGACTACTCACCAAAGCTGCAGTCGATGCGCTCGACCGGATATTCCGACCAGGCTTCAAATACAGCAAGGCCGAGGTGCTGCTGCTCAACCTTTGCCAGCCCGGCGAGTACACCGACGATCTGTTCGCGGTCTCGCAACCGGCAGAAGCCACGCGAGTGATGACGGTGCTGGACCAAATCAACGACCGGTCGGGAAGGGGGACGCTGCGCTCTGCCAGTGTGTCTACCAATCCTGATTGGGGTATGCGGCGCGAGATGATGAGCCAGAGCTACGCCACCAAGTTCGACCAACTTTGGTCGGTGGCCTGCAAGTAGCGATCACTCCGGCGCCATGAGAACTCCCAAGGTCAGCTTAATGAACTCTTCGTTCTCATCGATGGTGTGCAGAGCGCCGCGTATGTTCTCAGCCACATCGGCAGAGCCACGCTGCTCGACCCAGTTCGAGAGCTCCATGATGGAGGCTTCAAGGGCCAGCTGGTTTTCGTAGAGCTTGGAGAGCAGGGAAGGGAGCAGGTCTGAGTTGGGCATCGGCGTTCCTCTGGTGGAGTGAACAGCTTAGCAGCCAGTGTTCTTTAGGTAGTTTGTGTTCGGTCGGCAGGACGCCGGGGATGGGCAACCACTGTAGGAATATACAACGCTAAGTTATTGATTCTTATAGGCTGAAACGTTGAGTTTGGTGCCTTTCTATAGGGTGTATTTTTCTTTATGGATCAATCGTTTACATATGTTTCGGGGTCGCCTTGGCATAGTGGTGGGGATCCTTCCGCAGCAGGAGCGGAAGGGGGGTAATCAATCAGCTATTAGCCGTTCAGTTAGCTGATGGGTTCTGATGGGAGAGAGCGTGATCCACAAACCATTTAGCGCTCAACTTAGCTAGCCACTTTTCTTGCTCGGAAATGTGCAGCAATAATCCGCGAATGTCCGCGAGATTTAAGATGCAAAAGACGCTTGTATTGTGATCGACCGTTGATCCAACCCGACGGGTCGCGTCCATGGCATCAAGCGAAAGCAGGTACAAAGCATCATGGCCTTTGATACGTTTTGCTGCCCAGTGCGCTAGATGGTTACGGATGTCGCGATGCATTTCGATATCATCAAGCGTTTTGCAGATAATATCCGTAGCATCTGCATCTTGATTCAGCTTGGCGACGCCTGCTTTTACGAGCTTAATAAGCTCCGGGGGGGCGAGGGTTTTTCCTTGGTCTAGGGATCAGGCCGGCGTGAGAGAAAACTTCAATAGCTCGCCTGAGGTTGTACTCGATAAAGTTGAAGGCTTGAATCAGATGGCCAATCAGGGCTGCGTCACCGGTATTAAGAGCCTCTGTTTTTGTGAGAGGGTCCTGTCCGAGAAATGCTTCAATTGATTTGATGTATTCTAGAGATTCTGCATGGTTCAT